GCTTTGCCGGGCGCTCCATTAGGTCGCTCCAACTTTTTGAGGTCAGAGTTCCTATGAGTACATCTAAGACAACTCGTCATAGATGGGCGTTTCACACGATGCTTCAACAGTTTAGTACCGCGCCCCCGTATAACGAAAACCTTGGTTTACGTTTGTACGGAGATTACGTTACGACTGCTGTTGACACTGTGTCTTACGGTGGTAACTATGCAGATTGGCGCGCGAGAATATCGCGCGGTCAGGACGCTACTACTACGCTTATAGGCACACGGTACGGACATCTTATCCAACGCGGTGGCGTCTGTGAATACTGGCGTAATGGCCATTTACAGAAACTATGGCAAGGAGATTTGTGCTCAAATTACATAGGGTTTAATAACCCTGCACAATCGATGTCCGCTATCGCTGATCAAAGAGCGCGTCAGAGCTTTCTGAAACGTTATATTAGTGCTAAAAACTCATGGCGAGGCGCCAACTTTGTCGCCGAAATGCGCGAAACAATTCATATGTTACGCCATCCGGTTTCATCGTTGTTCGGTTCTGTTATGAGTTTCGCACAATACGTTACGGAAAGACGCACACATAACCTCGGCAAGAAATCTGTCGTGGCTGTGCTCGATAAAGCCAATCGCGTTATTCTTCAAAAACGCAAGGTTAATCCCTACGGTGAGAAGAAGTTTGTGAAGAAGCTTGATCGTGGCGTTTCTGATACGTGGTTGACGTGGGCTTTCGGTGTGAAACCGCTGATTGCCGACTGTAACGATGCAGGTGCCGCTCTCAACAACCTGAAGAATCGGGTTGGTGGGACTGGCGTAGCTATGCAGCGTGTGAAGGGGCATGGTCGTGAGACCATATCTTCGATCACGCAACAGGCTGGCCTGAACTTCGTTGCAGGAGATCCAGGAACGGGTATGACGTCAGAAATTCGGAATAAAACCGACTATGATGTACGTTACGTTGCTGGGCTCCGTGCGCGACTTGAGGACACTAGTACGGTCCTTGAACACTTCGGGTTCGACCCTTACGATGTCGTTCCCGCAGTGTGGGAGGCTATACCGTGGTCCTTCTTTATCGATTATTTCGTTAATGTTCAAGAAATGATCGATAGTTGTCGTTTGTGGTCGGCCGATTTCGGGTACTGTTACCGCAGCGTGAGAAACGCTGGGACCAGAAATTTCTCGAGACCTCGGCCTACACTTATGGCAACCGCTACAGAACAGCGTTACTGTAGCGGAGGTGGTTTCTACACGCTCTCGACCTGGGTTTCCAGATCGAGTATCGGTAGCGTTCCGCAACCTAGTTTCGAGATGAGGATTCCCGGCATCGATTCTTCGAAGTGGCTAAATATTGCCGCCTTGAAAGAACAGATTTTCCGCGCGTCCGGCAAACGATTCTAGATTGTATTCGTTACCCCCTTAACCGTTTCAATAACTGAAGGACTTCCAATGTCCATTACCTGGACCTCCCCAATAACGGGGCAGCCACAGACGGGCTTTACTGGCCCCACGTACACCACCGTAGCCGACACCGCGCCTACCAATACACCGGGAAAGCAAGTTGTCGTCACTGCGTTGGGTGGTACACAAACGGGCGTTACGGTTCACACCGTTGCGTCTCCTTTCACCCTTAACATCACACGGCCGAGCACGCTCAAGACTCTTGGGCAGCCAAACCCTGTGACTGGGGTGATCTCACCAGTCCTCGACAACACGTACAAACTGATTGTTCGAAAGGGTGTTACCCCCGCCGTCAATCAGGTAGCTCGTGTTGCAACCTGTACCGTCACTATGACGATCCCGGCTGGTGCTGACACTTATGACGCCCCAAATGTTCGGGCATTATTGAGTGCAGCATTCGGCGCCGCTGTTCAGCAATCTGCTGGCATCGGCGATATGACCATCAATGGAGTTCTTTAGCTTCATTGTGGCCGTCTATCGTGACCTCTTCGCAAGGAGTTGGTCACGCTGGACAGACTGGTGTGTAAAGTCACGTTCTAACAACCCTTTAACTAAAAAAGGAATCTGCTATGAAATGCCGTTATATCGAAGACGTAAGTAATACATCTATCAACGTAACGACATCGCGTAGCGGTGTTGTTAGCCTTGGCTGTAGCCTCTGCTTTGACACGAGAGTCGTCCTGTTTGCTATATGCACGCAAGACTTCTCTGGTGACTTCCGTTGGCTTACGCTATGGACCCGAGGAAGAGAAGGTGGAAAGCCGAGGTTAAACCCTTTGCTTGATACCCTCCATCCGAAGCTTAGCAGACTTGACGCCGAAATTGTCGAGAACGTTGGTAATTTTGTTTCCAATGAACTCGACTTTGACGACGCTAATCTCTGTAAAATATGGGAGAGGTTTCCATACTCCCCCATGGCTCTTCACTCGAAAGAGTGATCGGGAACGTTCCTTTATCTGGAGAACCGTTATGCAAATCTGTGCTGATGTGCTTCTCAAGAGTCTACAACAAGACCTATCGGTACATGTTGATGTCGGCGACTTTAGCTGGTCGATCGACAACTCGCCGCTGCAGGTAGCTTGCTATCGGCAGTACGAGAGCCTATTGAAGAAATTCAATCAGGCGGACAGGCCTTCAGAGATTGCGTGCGAAAATGCTCTTTATAAGTTCAGAGCAGTAAACGCACGTGTATCCGACTGGAGTCTTGGCCTCAACAATGTACAGCCAGATTGGGAGCTCCTTGGTATGCTAAAAGCAGAACTGAAGGAGTTTCTCGATCCTAGTAATGACGGACCTATCTACTCAGATTACCAACTCATGTTTGAGCTTGGATACTCTGGGCCAGGAGCCTCCTTGGAGGCAAATGGGTGTGATTTTTACACTAAGATGTTTTCGTCAAGGCTGACAGCCACCGAGGGTATCTCCGATGTTTGGAGCACTTTGGTTGCGAGGAATCCGCAGTTTAGGCTAGCTTTTAGCGAAGCCTCAAAGGCGTTCCCCATCAAGGTGGTAGACCACAGTAAATTAACCTTCGTTAACAAGAACCAAGATGTTGCGCGTACCATTTGTGTCGAGCCATCCGTAAACATGTGGATGCAACTCGGCATGGGTACCATACTACATAGACGTTTACGTCAGGTATATGGAATTGACTTCGAGTATCAACCCGATGTCAATAGGCGCATGGCTAGATTAGGTTCTCTCCTAGATCATACTGTTACAATTGATCTCGAGAGCGCCTCGGACTCCTTAGGGTTAAAGATGATGGATGAAGTGTTTCCAAAGCGTTTCATGGAAATGCTTCGCCGTCTCCGATCCCCAAGGTGCCGGCTACCAGACGGTAGTCTAGTCGAGCTAGGAATGGTATCTACTATGGGGAACGGTTTTACATTCCCTTTACAGACACTACTCTTCGCTGCATCATGTGCGGTAGTTTGCCGCTACCTAGATATCCCTTGCGTTAGCAAGGGTTGGTGTGAAACCAGGAACATGAGTGTCTTTGGTGATGACATCATCATCGACAATCGTGCTTCCAGGCTCCTCATCCATCTCTTAGAGATGCTAGGCTTTGTTGTGAACCACCGCAAGACCTTTGTTGAAGGTCCGTTCAGGGAGTCTTGTGGCGTCGATTGGTTTTTAGGCCACGACGTTCGACCTGTATACCTGAAAAGGCTCAGGTCTTTGCAAGACTCCTTCGTAGCTGTCAACAGACTCATCCTATGGTCAGCTAAAACAGGTGTTTCTTTAAGAAACACCGTCTCTTACGTCCTCCGGTGTTTTCCCGGGGCCCGTAAGTGTCTGGTTCCACCAGATGAAGGTGACGATTGTGGCATCAAGGTGCCAAGGGAGCTTAGCGATTGGTCCTCGCGGACTGTTCGCAACGGCTTTGGTCTGCTACGTTACGTCAAATCTGAACCCGTTTTCCACGGGTTCAAGATTGACACTGACGCTTGTAGGCTAGTGAGACACCCGAAGAAGAGTGTAGTTTACGACCCGCAAGGGTTGTGGCTTACTTTTCTAGGGGGCTACGTTCGTGGCTATCGGGTAAGCATCAGGCAGATGCTTGTACGATATAAGACGAAGCGCATGAAGACTCCCAATTGGGGCTACATGCGGCCACAGTGCTTATCGGGTTACCCTGATAGGTACGAGCGGTTTCGAACCGCTGCCCTCCGGAACTTGTAATCCCGGAGGTGGGTTGGCATGAGCTTATGCTCATGCCGTAAAAGAGAGCGGGGTGTCATGCCCTTCTCATGGATGGAATGCCTGCC